TACGTTTCTCTGCTAGACACATAAAAGAATTATATATCCAAGAAAACAAAAAAGGTTTTGTAGATACTATTTATAGAAAATTTAAAATGCCAGCTCATGCAGCGGTAGATAAATTTGGATTAGAAAATTTAAGTAGAGACGTAAAAAGATTATTCGACAAAGATCCTTTACAAGATGTTGACTTCGTTCACGTTGTAAGACCAAGAACAATTTATAACGAGAGAAAACAAGATAAGTCTAACATGCCATTTCAAAGTATCTACATGGAAGATCACACTGGACATGTCATATCTATTGGTGGTTTTAGAGAAATGCCTTATGTCATTCCAAGATATTTAAAATCATCTACAGAGATCTACGGCAGATCACCAACGATGAATGCTCTACCTGATATTAAAGTATTAAATAAAATGGTTGAGAATGGTTTGAAGGCGGCAGCTAAACAAGTTGACCCACCTTTACTTGTTCCTGATGACAGTATGATTAGTCCAATCAGAATGGCTCCAGGTTCTTTAAATTATTATAGATCAGGATCAAGAGATAGAATTGAGCCTTTAAATATAAATGCAAACACTGGTGTAACTTTAAATAACGAAAATCAAAGACGTTCAGCTATTGCAAAAATATTTCATGTTGACCAGTTACTTATTACTGAAAATAGAAATATGACAGCTACAGAAGTTCTTCAAAGAAATGAAGAGAAGATGAGAATACTTGGTCCAGTATTAGGAAGATTACAATCTGAATTACTACAACCGATGATCTTAAGAGTATTTAACATCATGTTAAGAAATGGATTATTTGCTGAAGCTCCTGAGGTTCTTGCTAATCAAGAAGTAGATATTGAATATGTATCACCAATGGCACTAGCACAAAAAGGACAAGAGCTACAAAATTTAATGAGAGGTTTAGAATTATTTGCACAGATCTCACCTTTAGCTCCAGTACAAGATTACATCGATGAAAATGGTTTAATAAAACAAATTATAAATATTTTAGGATTACCAGCTCGAATGATTAAATCTGACAAACAGGTTCAAGAATTACGAGAACAAAAAGCTGCAGCGCAACAAGAACAAATGCAAATGCAACAAGCAATGCAAGAAGCTCAAATAGCTAAAGACGCAGCTCCAATGGTTAAAGAAATAAATAATATTAATGGACCAACAGAATAAGAAGTTAAAAGAACTTTTTGAAAATTACAAAATTTGCTTTGGTACAGATCAAGGTAAAAAAGTAATAGAAGATCTCGAGAAGAGATGTCATGAGTTTAATACTACTCATGTAAAAGGTGATAGCCACGAAGGAGCATTCTTTGAAGGACAAAGATCCATCCTGGTATTTATAAAAAGTATTCTAAACCAAAAACAATAAGGATAAATATGGACAATCAGACAACTGCTCCAGTAGAGCAATCTGAGCAACCAACGGATGTTGCTCAACAACCTGAGGCAACACCTTCGGTAAAAGAAACTGTTTTAACTCAAAGCGAGCCTAAAGCAGAAGTACAACAAGAAAAACAGGAAACAAATTTTAAAGATTTAATTCCTAAAGACTTTCAAGAAGAAAAGTCATTACAAAATTTTAATAATATGGAAGATTTTGTAAAGTCTTACTTATCAGCTCAAAGATTAGTAGGTGCTAATAAAGTTGCTATACCAAATAAAATGGCAACGGATGATGATTGGCAAGAAGTCTTTGACAAGTTAGGCAGACCAAAAACACCTGAAGATTATAAATATGATTTTAAAGAAGGTGAAATCGACCAGACGCAGCTAAAAAATTTTAATGAAACTGCACATCGATTAGGTTTGTTACCAAAGCAAGCTGAAAGATTAATTAACTTCTACCAAGAAATGAATGGTGAAAGCGAACAAGCAAAACTTGTTGCAGCCGAAGCTAAGCAAGTTGAAGTAGAAGCTCAATTAAAAAAAGATTTTGGACCTGAGTATAACAAACGATTAGATCAAGCTAAGAAACTTGCAATCGATACTTTAGGATCTGATATTCTTAATCAAACAATATTAAAGAATGGGTCAAGACTAGGTGATAATCCTGATGTCATAAAAGCTTTTAGTATGCTTGCAGATAAATTATCTGAAGATGAAATTATAAAAGGCGATGGCACTGGTTACATGACTGCTAGTGAGTTAGAAAAAGAAATTTCTGAACTTACTGAAGATGGTTCACCATACTGGTCTAAAGCTCATCCTAATCATAAGAAAACAGTTGAACAAGTCTTGAAGTTACGAGAGCAGCTAAATGGTTAATACCGAGATAGCGCTTGAATGTTTAAGATTAGCTACTGAATTTGGATCTGAAAAAGATAGATCAAATCCAATTCCTAAAGCTACAACTTATTATGAATGGGTTCAAAAAGTTTCCAAGAAGATAACTCCAAAAGAGCCTTCTAAGAAAAAAGTCTAATTGCAGACTTTAAAGGCAAAGACTAGATCCGTCATTGACGGTCAATCAAATCGATCAATCAACAATCAATCAACCAACCAAGAGGAGGATTAGAAATGTCTAATCAAATCACAACGGCTTTTGTTGAGCAATATTCAAACAATGTTGCAATGCTTAGCCAACAAAAAGGATCTCTTCTTAGAGGTGCGGTAGATGTTGAGAGCGTAGTAGGCAAAAATGCTTTCTTCGACCAAGTAGGATCAGCTACAGCGGTTAAAAGAACAAGCAGACATGCTGACACTCCGCAGATCGACACTCCACACGCTCGTAGAAGAGTAAGTTTGGTAGATTATGAGTACGCTGATATTATCGACAACCAAGATAAGATCAGAACTTTAATCGATCCAACATCATCATACGCTCAAGCTGCTGCTTTCGCATTAGGTAGAGCAATGGATGATGAAGTAATCGCTGCAATAAGTGGTTCTGCAAACACAGGTGAGACTGGCTCAACAGCTACGCCTTTACCAGCTGCGCAGAAAATAACTGAAAGTAGCTCAGGTGGATTAACAATCGCAAAACTAAGAAGTGCAAAAGAAATCTTAGATAGCGGTAACGTAGATCCATCAATTCCGAGATACATAGTAGTAGGACCAAAACAAATTTCTGATTTGTTAGGAACTACTGAAGTGACATCTTCGGATTTTAATACAGTTAAAGCATTAAGTAACGGTGAAATTAATACGTTCTTAGGATTTAACTTCGTAGTCTCTAACAGACTGTCAATCGCTTCATCTAAAAGATTATGCTTAGCATACGCTATGGATGGTGTGAAACTTGCATTAGGTCAAGATCTGATGTCAAGAATTGATGAGCTGCCAAACAAAGGCTACGCAACTCAAGTATATAACTGCATGTCTATAGGCGCAACTAGAATGGAAGAATCCAAAGTTGTTACTATTGAAGCACATGAAGCGTAATAGGAGGAACTGAAAATGGGTACTAAAAATACAGATCTAGTAGCTAACTTTGAAGCTACTCCTCAAGTTAAAAACAACGCAGCAGAACTACATGGTGTTCTAAGAACAGCACATGGAACTGTTGAGTTGGCGGCTGGTGATAGTGATAATGACGATGTTGTTATGTTAGCACCGATCCCATCAAATGCAGCTGTACCAAGTTTATTCATTGGTTCAGACACATTAGGTGGATCGTGTACTTTCAATGTTGGAATATACACTACAGATGGAACAGTAAAAGACGAAGATGTTTTCGCAAGTGCGGTGGCTGATGAAGCTGCTATGGCGGATGTTCGTTTTGAAGCTGCTAACATCGATACGGCTAGCAAAAAAATGTATGAACTTGCTGGTGACACTACAGATCCTGGAGGACACTACTATATAGCGGCTACAATGGCTGCTGCTGGTGGTACTGAAGGAACTATGTCATGGAACATTTCATATGTTGTTAACTAGGAAGTAGATTTATCTACAATTAGGCTAGGCGGTATCAAAGCCGCCTGGCTTACTAATCATGAAATATATTTTAATCTTAACTTTATTTAGTTTTACCAGTAACGAACAATTAGGATCTATAACACACACGTTATCTTATCCAACGTATCACTCTTGTATTAGTGATGGTTACATTCGATCTTTTACAAAACTAATGGAAATAGACGAAGATTTTATAAACAAAGAAAAAATTTTAATAACTTTTAAATGCGAGGAAAAAAATGGCATCAGTAGTTGATATTTGCAATTCAGGTTTAAACTTATTGGGCGCTTCTACAATCACACAATTAACAGATGATAGTAAGAATGCTAGGTTATGTAACCAAAGATATGAGCCTATTAGAAATAGAATTTTTAGATCACATGCTTGGAACTGTTTAACTAAAAGAGTTCAGTTAGCAGCTGATAGTGCAGCTCCAGTAGTAGAGTATTCTAATCAATATACTTTACCAAGTGATTGCTTAAGAGTTTTAAAAATACATACAGGTTCAACAGATAGTATTGCTAGTGATATAGATTATGTTGTTGAAGGTAGAAAAATTAAAACTAATCAAGGAACTGTATTTTTAGTTTATATAGCTTTAATTACAGATCCAAACGAATACGATACATACTTACAAGAAAGTATCTCAAGTGCTTTAGCTGCAGATATAGCTTATGCAATTACAAACAATGCAACACTAGCTAAGAATTACCAGGTGACAGCTGACGAAAGATTACGTGAGGCTAGATTTGTAGATGCTACAGAAAATAGTTTAGGTACAGTCGAGAGCAACGAATTTACTGATGCGAGGTTATAATGACCGCAACTGCTTTTGATCCTGGTTTAATAAAAAAATATAGAGAGCCAAGAGTTTTATTACATTTTCAATGGGGTGATGATGACACAAAAGTTTATCGATATGCTTTAACAGAAGTTATCGATGTAGGCGAAATTGATCCTAGAACCAAATGTAAAAAAGATGAACAAGGTTTAACACAACAAGAAATTTATAAAAAATTATGCCAAGAACAACACTTGCTTTAACCTCTTTTGTATCAGGCGAACTAGGAGCCAAGCTTGATGGTAGAACAGACTTTACTAAATACGGAACTGGTTGCAAAGAATTAAAAAACTTTTTAGTACATCCTCAAGGTGCTGCTACTAGAAGAGTAGGTACACAATTTATTGCAGAAGTTAAATCAAGCGCTGCTAAAACAAGATTAATACCTTTTGAATTTTCAACTACTCAAACTTATATTTTAGAATTTGGAAATACTTATATTAGATTTTTTAAAGATAAAGGTCAGATCTTAGATAGTGGATCAGCTTATGAAATATCATCACCATATTTAACAGCAGAATTGTTTGATATTAAATTTTCACAATCAGCTGATGTAATGTACATCGTTCATCCAAACCATGAAACGATGAAGCTTTCAAGAACTGGTCATACTAATTGGTCTTTAACAGAAGTTGATTTTACAGACGGACCATATTTAGAGCCTAACGATACGACAACAACTTTAACTCCAGCATCTGCTTCAACAGGTACAGGCGTTAATATTACTGCTTCTGCTGTTACAGGAATTAATAGTGGATCAGGATTTTTAGCTACAGATGTTGGAAGAATAATATCTTTTAATAGTGGCTTAGCAAAAATTACAGCTCGTACTAGCACCACAGTAGTTGTTTGTACAATTACAAAAGCTTTTGCTAATACTGATGCTAAGACAGATTGGAAGTTAGGAGCTTTCTCAGATACAACAGGTCATCCTTCAAGCGTATCATTCTTCGAACAAAGATTGGTTTTTGCTGGAACTACAGCTGAGCCGCAAACTTTATATTTTTCAAAGTCAGGTGATTACGAAAATATGACTGCTGGTACCGATGCTGACGATGCTATGATTTATACCATCGCATCAAATCAGGTTAATGCCATAAGATATTTAAAAGCACAAAGAACTTTAATTGTTGGAACAACTGGCGGTGAGTTTACCGTTTCGGCGGATGGGACGGATGCAGCTATTACACCAACAAATATTACAATTAAGAAACAAAGCTCTTATGGATCAGCTAATGTTGATGCGCAACCAGCTGGTAACTCAATACTATTTTTACAAAAAGCTAAAAGAAAAATTAGAGAACTAACTTACAATTTTGACGTTGACGGATATGTAGCCGCTGACCTTACCATATTAAATGACATCGTAACTAAAACAGGAATAAATGAAATGGCTTATCAGCAAGAGCCTGATAGTATTCTTTGGTGTGTTAGAGACGATGGAGTTTTATCAGGATTAACTTATCAGAGATCTGAAAATGTTACTGCTTGGCATAGACATATTTTTGGTGGATCTTTCGGATCAGGCGATGCTGTTTGTGAAAGTGTTGCTTCTATTTCAGGAACTTTAACTGAAGATGAATTATGGGTTATCATAAAAAGAACTGTCAATGGTGCAACTAAAAGATATGTTGAGTGTTTCTCTGAATTTGATTTTGATGAGACAACAGCAACTGATTTTAGATTTGTGGACAGTCATCTTATTTATGATGGTTCAGCAACAACAACGCTGACAGGATTGAGCCACTTGGAAGGTCAAACTGTTTCTATCCTAGCGGATGGCGCAACGCATGCAGATAAGGTTGTGTCGAGTGGTTCAATATCCTTAGATCGCTCTACATCAAAAGCAGTTGTAGGTTTGAGCTATGACAGTGTTCTACAAACTATGAGAATAGAAGGTGGAGCTGCAGAAGGAACGTCTCAAGGAAAAACAAAAAGAATTAGTAAAGTTACATTAAGATTATTTGAAACAGTTGGTGCGAAGGTAGGACCAAGCTTAACGAATTTAGAAACAGTTCCATTTAGAACTTCATCAGATCCAATGGACACTCCAGTTTCAACATTAATAGCTGGTGATAAAGAAATAGAATTTAGAGACGATTACAATACGGATGGATTTATTTTTATAAAACAAGATCAGCCTTTACCATTATCGGTACTGGCGATTTATCCAACAGTTGTAACAAGTGACGGATAATTATTTAATTGTTCCATACCGTCAGGAACATGGCGATCAAATTGTTAAAGAAGGTTTAAATTATGAATTACTTAAAATTGATGCAAGCTATGAAGAACTACGCCTCGATCATTCACGACCTGGTATGTCATTTACTTTATTGGGTGATGGTCATCCTATTGTTTGTGGTGGCATTATTCCGTTATGGAGTGGAGTATGCGAAGGCTGGGTTATTGGTGGCAAAAGAATATTTCAAATCAAATTCAAAGCTGCAAGATTAATTAAGAAGAGAACAGATCTCTTATGTTTAAACAATAAAATTAGACGATTACAAACATCGGTAAAAGCTGGTTTTAAAGAAGGTTATCGTTTTGCAAAGTTCTTAGGATTGCAAGATGAAGGATTAATGAAAAAATATGGACCTGATGGTTCAGATTATTACAGAATGGCAAAAATATATTTATGAGTTTTATAGGTAACATAGTAGCTGGACAAGCAGCTTCAGCGATAGGTAAGTACAATCAAAGTGTTTATAGTGCGCAAGCAGCTTATCAAAAACGTCAAGGCGAAATAGCTAAAGCTACTTATGATAAAGTCACTCGACCTATATTTTTAAAACAGCAAAAATCTCAATACTCTACTTTCTTAGTTAGTGCTTTAAACTCAGGAGCAGAATTTAGAGCTGGTACATCACCTTATTTAGCTGGTTTAGAATTTAAAGTTAATCAAGCTACAGATGTTGCTATTCAAGATTATAACGCAGAAATGAATTTAATAGATAGTTTCAATAGATCTATCTTAACTGAAAGCAGAGGAACTGCTGAAAGATTTAAAGGTGATTTAACAAGAGATACAGAGTTTGCAAAAGCTGCTGGCAAAATGTTTGGTAATTATCAAAGCTCAGGAAGTTTATTAGGATAATGGCAACTTTAAAAATTTATCAAGTACAATCTAAAGTTAGACAACCAGGCGATCAAGCTCAAGGAGGATTAATTCCTGTATCACTAGCTACACAATTAGGTAGAGGCTTAGGTGAGATTGGTAAAGTCGTTGACGATATTAGAAAAGATCAAAGACGTGAAGAAAACGAAAACGAAGCTACAGATATTATTACAGGTTTAAATTCTAAAATATCTCAAAGCTATTCTAAATATTCTAAAGGCACTAATATAGATAATGTTAATTTATTTAGTAATGATCTTATGGGTCTTAAGTATGAAGCTTCTAATAAAGAAGTTAAAAAAAGTGTCGATAAATATGTCAGAGATAAAAGATTAGATTTAGGTTTAAAATTATCAAATCAGTTAATTGCAAATTCAGTTACTAAATCTAAAGATAACAAAGATCAAAATCTTAATAGTTTAATTAGCGATATTGCTAGCAAAGATAAGACAACAAGTTTCATAGCATTAAAGAAATACGATAGTTTTTTTCAAAATCCTGAGGAAGAAAATTTTTACGGTATAGATAATTTTAGAAAATTAAAAAAAGAAAAAGATAAACTATTACAATCATCTATATTAATTAATAGAATAAACAATAACGACATAGATCTTACTAACAACGAAACAAGAAAAGAAATTGTAAAAGTATTTGGTGACGTAGGAGCTAAAAAGTATTTAGAAAAAGCTAGAAACAAAACACTTAGCGCTGAACTTAATTTAGATAACGAAATTAAAAAACAAGAAATAATTCAAGTTGACCAACAATTAAATAATTTTACAACAATTCTTGAAAGTATCAATTTATCTAAAAGTAATCCTAGTAAAAAAGAATATTCTTTAGATGAAATCTACGACACCTATCAAGATGGAGCTATAAATACTGTAATGTATAATGCTTTAATTAAGTATTATGCAAATCCTAAAGCTGCTTCTAATGAAGAAATGCTTGAGCAAATTAATGCTCAGTTAGCTTATGCAGCTACAGCTGAAGATGTAGATCAAATTAAAAGATCAATACATTCTGACAGAGTTCTTATTGAAGGATTAAATCCTGAGGAAACAATCGTCATGAAAGGATTGTTAGATAAATACGGTAAAGATATTGTTGGATTACAAGATTATAAAAAATACCAAGAACAATTAAAAACAGATGTAGGCAATGTAAGTAATGTTTATTTTTCTTTAAGTGGTGCTGATAGTGCTAGTGAGAAAAAAAGATTAAGTATGAAAGCTGTAGGTGATTTTAACAGATACATTAATAATGGTTTTTCACCTGAGAACGCTTATCTAAAATCTATTAATAATTTTACTGATACTAAAAAACTTCCAAAGATTGAAGATCTTGATATGCCGTTAAATATTAAAATTGATACTAGCGATTTGGAAATGAAAATACAAAACGATCCAATAAGTACAAAAACAAATCTTTATCAAAAAGTTGTTGATGAATTTAAAACATCTAAAAATGTAAATGATTACAGAGAAAACATAAAAAGATTAGATTTTATATTTGACGTTTACAAAGTCAGAAAAGATCTAGGCGCTAATATAAGAAATAAATCTAAATTGGATGAGGACACTAAATAATGGCTAATATATTAGATTTATATTTAGGTCTTAAAACTGATGAAGAGTTGATTAGTAGCCAGGAGTATAAACTATTAAAAGACAATAAGATTGATACTGCTTTATTAGACGGTGAAGATCCTGATCCTAATGCTGGTGAAGTCCAGGTAGGTAAAATAGATGAAGCTGAAAAAACTACATTAGTTGAAGATGTTTTTGATTTTGTTAAGTCTATGCCTAAAGACATGTTGTTAAGTGTAACTAGAGGAACAATGAATGGATTTGGATTTGTTAATAGTGCTACAAACTTAATAGGTGTTAATCCTGATAGCTCATACGAATTTGTTAAAGATAAAATAGATAAGCAAATGAAGAGCTTAGATGAGCTTGATAAAGACAGTCCATTAGTTTCAAAGATGATTGCAATCGTTGGACAAGATGCTGCTTATATAGTTCCAGTTTATAAAAAACTTAAATCATTTGGATTACCAAAACAGTACGCTTTACCTTTATCTTTTGGCGTAGGTCAATCATTAGCTTTTAATAAAGATACAAGCATGCTTGTAGATACTGACGCTGTAAAAAGTTTAAAGAGATACACAAATATAGAAGAAGGTACATCAGCAGATGATATGGTTGATAATGCTTTACTTGCTATAGAAGGTTCATCTTTAGGTTTTGCTTTCGATAAGTTAGGTCCAGTATTAAAAGGTATTAAAAATTCTAACTGGCAACAAAATGCTATTGCAGTTGGTGGAGCTACAGCTACAGCTGAAACTGTAAATAAAGTATCAGATAATATCCAAAACAATATTATTTCACAAACAACAGAAAAAGAGTAAGAAAACACTATCCTCAGATATTTGTTTTTTTCAAAACAGAAAAATTAAAACATGGTGAATATTAGAAACATCAGTAAGAAATTTACTGAAGCAGAAGGTAAACAATTATTAGAAGGCGCTCAAAAAATTATTGATGAGAAGATTGCTGGACCTAAAATAAGAAGAGATAAACTTTTAAAAGGCGATAAAGCTAAAAAAGAAAAAGTTCTTATTGATGGTAAAAACTATGAAACTGTAGATGGTGAATTAACAGCTACGGTTAAGACAAAAGTAAAAACACCTTTTCCTGATGAACAGGCAGACAAAGTTTTATTTAAAGTAAAAGCTGGAGGTAAAATAACACCAGCTAAACTAAACGATTTTAATATTAATAATATGCAGTCTAAAGATGATATTATTAAATACATAGATGAAGTTGCAGAAACTTATAAAAAAGATTTAAGTTCAAGAAAAAGAGGCGAACAAACTAATAAGCAAACGCAAGCTTTAGCGGACCTATTACAAAAGGACCAAACAAAATTATCAGCTACGTTACTGAACTTAAAAAAAGGTGACACATTAAATGCTGAATACATATTAGCTACAAGAGAATTAGTAGAAGCTTCTTACACTAAATTAGATGAACTTGCTGCTAAAGCAGTAGCTGGAAGCTCTGATGATATATTAAAGTACAGACAACATTTTGCTTTAACATCTGAACTAACAAAGATTTTAAAAGGTGTACAAACTGAAACAGCAAGAGCCTTGCAACAGTTTTCAATACCAACAAGAACTAAAAAATTCACTAATGCAAGATTAGATGAATTAAATAGACAAGAGTTATTAGTTGAGATTGGCGGTGAAGATAACATCAAGATGATGGCTCAGATGTATCTTAAGACAAGTACAACAAAACAAAGATTACAATTTACTGAACAAGCTGGAACTATTCATAGTAGATTTTCTGAAGCAGTATCTGAAGTTTTTATTAATGCAATTTTATCTAATCCATTAACTCACGTAAGAAACACTGCTGGTAACTGGATTACTCAAGGAATTATTCAAGCAGAAAACAAACTAGCTGCAAGATTATTTGGTGATGCTAAAGGTGGCGGAATTGCTGAATACGAAGATATGGCTAGAGCTTTCGGTAAAACGATGGCAACGAGAGAAATGTGGGCTGCTATGAATGGTAGCTTAAAAAACATAGACAAAATTCAAAGTATGGTCAGCGGCC